CACTTCGGGCGGTTTAGTAATTAGTATATCACCATCCGCAAAATTAATTAAGGTCATATATTTGAAGCGTACCATGATGTTGTCAGCTAAAGCATTTGCAGCGGTTGTGAAACCGTCACCATCAATAACAACCGTCACCCGATATTGACCTATAACGGTTTCACCGTAACCATCAATTGTTGGATCAGTGCGTGAAACCGGAATGTGATCAGCAACAAGAAACGGGCGCGCTGGATCAAGGTTTTTATTCTGCCAAGCAATAGTAGGTACGCTGGCCATGGTCGCCAAGTGTTGACCCAATGCCGTTTCAATTAATTCAGTTGATATACTCATCATTTCACCGCGTATTTTGCTGTATAACTTTTAACGAGCCCAGGCCACCTTGCAGCGTTATGAGATACAAAGTGCCAACCGGGTTGATTGAACGTCCTACCGGCGCTGTCTGTTCCATTAAACCCTGCTTCAACTCGCAAAGCATATTCGATGGTCCAACCAAAACGCATGTAATCACCAAGGTTGAAATCAGTAACAATAGTTGTGTAACTAAAATAACCTTCGGCAACACGCGCACCATTTATTTCAACCGCAAGACTGTTGATCAAGTCGCCTGACACTACCGGAATTTTCCCTTCAGTAATAGTACCACCCGCACTCACACCTTTCGCGCTTGTTTGAGCACCTTCTAAAACATCTTGTAAACTATCCACGACAACGCGGCGCATTTGCCGCTGCGTTAACGCTGCAAACTTTTTAACATCGGCTGCGAAGGTTTGACCGGCCATGAATCAAACCCTCAACGTGACGCGGAAAAATGGCGAACAATGGCAATGTGAATTTTGCGCTGGTCCACCATTCGGATCGTGCGGGTATTGCATTGGTGTGCCATCATCCATAATCCAAGCGTCACCCAGTGCATGAATTTCACCACCTATACGTCGATGGTCTTCACGCTCGGTTTCTTGATCACCAACATTGTACTGCCAACGCACTGTAACTTTTTCAACTTCAGGATCATCCAACAACTGAAAATAACCTTCAGCTTGACCAGACGCCACAGCCGCGCGCGTTTCAGATCGCGCTATATCGGTTGCACGATATTTTTCAAACTTTTCAGCGTAACGCCCTGTAATTTTACTGATTTGTTTTCGTGATAAGGGCTTTTCTTTTTCAATTGCTTTGCGGACCATTTTATCAAATCGTTTATCGCGTTGCGCTCTAGTGAAATAGTGTTTGCTCAAATCTTCTAAATCACCACGCGCATTATCAACGTACTGTGATTGCTGTGTTGTTATTCCAATACGTGAGCCAACACGATCACGACCATTGCCGACAATATCACGCGCCATTGCGGCGCTGGATCGCCCATCCTCAACACCACGGCGCACAACGTCCGTTACCATGTCTCTTGATTGATCCTGTATCCCTTGAACAAGGCGCGCGGTTGTTTGATCTATCCAACGCATTGCACGTGGTTGTAATGCAGAGAAACCAAACGAACCGCCTTTGACATTTTCCCCCACGCTCATACCAGCACCAACATATGTTGAGCGTACAGCTTCAGTGAATGGAAAAATTTGCGCTTCAGTCATTCCGATTGCGTCAACCATTCCAGATATATCGAATCTATCAATTGCAGCAATCAATGCGTTCTCATCAACCGCTCTTTTTACTGTGTTGATTACACGTCGATATGATTTGGCGACTAACGGGCCAAACTGTTTTAATAATTTATCATATGCTGAAGCCATTACTTACGGGCCTGAACAATATAATATAAATCAACCCCACCTATTGATTCAGGTAAAACAGATTGAATGTTATAAGTTTCACTCTGTAACGTTAGAGTGTCTGCAACCGTGGGAACCGTACCGCTTGATTCAACCATCAATTTTAGATCGGTTGCCCGAATCAAACTACTTTCAAGTTCGCTACGTTTCCAAGTGTCACGAATAACATTCAAAGGGTATTCAGTTGGTGGTGTGCCGGGGTCAGTTGCCCAAGGTGTTGTTGGTGCATCGCCCGGCGCGCGTAACAGCGTTGCTATAAGGGGGCCTGTGCCGGTATCTGTGCCAACCTCACCTAAAGCTAACGCTACTTCAGCAGCTATTTCAGCGCCGCTCATTAGAACGCTTCCCCGCGCCCAACACTCAACATGTTGAACGATGGTTTATCCCGGTTGATCACATACGGATAAAAGAACGAATCAAGTAAAGTGCTTGTTGGTGAAGCACCATAAACACCGTTCGCACCTTCACCAACGGCGGTCCATGAAACTGCACCAGCCTTAGTTAAAACTTTTTGCTGTGAAGGTGTGAATGTCTTGGTGAAAAAACCAACCGTTGCAAGTTCTAACGGTGCAGCAATGTAAGCACCCTCAACACTAAGCGACAAAGTATGACCGCTTGGGATAGTGTCGAGGGTGTTAGGTGAAAAGAGATTGGCAATATAACGTGAGCGCACATGATCAGTTGCACGAAATAGCGCCGCTGTTACGTTTGCATCGCTTGCATCAGTTGGTGTGCTGTCACCACGATCTAAAGCATAAGCGCGTAAACCTGCAATTGTACCGTACATGATGCACTTTCGTTATATTAATTGTTTAACCAGCAGCAGCTTTTTCAGCTTCAGCGGTTTTTTCAGCAGCTTCAATTGCTTCTTTAATTTTATCTAAGCCCCAAGATTTTGTTGCTTTGATTCCAAGTGATTTAGCGTAATCAATTTGAAATGTTTTTTCTTCATCAGCTTCTTTATCGGCGGGGTTAACAATCATTGTTTTTGATTCTTTACCATGCACAACAATTGCCTTGTTTACATATGAAGCGGGCATGGCGTCACCTTCAACATCCATAACAGTACCAACTTCAATTTCAGCGCCGTCTGGACCGTGCACGCCGCGCTCTGTGACTTGAATTTTCATTGTGGATTTCCTTGTGTGAGAAAAAAGAAAAATTGGAGCGGGGTTTAAAACCCGCTCCAACCTATTCGGTTTTTAGATGGATGAAACTGCAAGACCGCAATTGTCATCAGCATCGTATTTGATTTCAACAGACGATGCAGCCATCGTAACGAAGTTGTAGTCATCTTCAGGGTTAGCGCGGAATTGCGCGCGTGTGGTCATCGGCATACCGTTGAGCACCTGAATTGATCTACGGTTTTTCACAACCGCAATGATCTGACTTGCCAACACGTCTGAAGCTGGAACAACTTCACCGACGCCTTCCATTTCACGGATTTGTTGTGCGATGGTTTTGTTACCGTAGCTCGTGGAAAATTCGGTATTTCCAGCATGATACCAATCATCCCAGTTGACAAACAACGTGGCAGGAACGCGGAAGTTGTTCGCGTGAAGCAACTTCACGGTTGCGTTTATTTCCGCAACCCATTGCGCGCCCGTTCCGGTAAGCAATGCGTTACCAGTGGTGCGAGTTTCACGCTTCGGATGGGTCCGTAAACCGTAAAGAGGCGCACCAGCAACAACAATGCTTGCATCACCATCAAGCGCGATACTCTCAAGCTTTTTACCAACATGGTACAGGGAGTTCAAACGCCCTGCACTATCAAGGTTCATACCTTCAGTTCGCGCCGCTTCAACTTGCCGCCAACCATAACTAAACGGGCTGTCTGTGATCGGCAAAGGTGTACCTGCATAAGCATATGTCTGTTGATCGGTCCGACCTTTTGACCGGCCATCGAGAGACACGTTTGCTTCACCACTATCACTGATAGTTTGAAAATAGTGAACCAACTTACCGATGGGCATTGGTGTTGCAACCGCTGCTGAAAGGGTATTGAACACGCTTAAAACTTCGCGCTGAATTTCAATACCTTCTTTATCCCATTCGCCCCAAACATCTTTAGGAAGGGATGCAGCGTTACCAATCATGGAATCACCGTGAGCGGTTGCCATGATTTCTTGACGCAAGTTAAAATCCCGGCGATTAGCCAGAATAAAGGCTTGCTGTTCTTTCGTAAACTGTAGCATTTCTAAATCCTTCCTTATGCTGGTTCTGTGCCACCGGCTGCAATGACCACATCGGCCAAATCACCAGCAGAGAATGCGCCAGCAGTATCGCTGAAGTACGCAACGAATACATCACCAGCCGCTAGTGTCTTGGTCAAACGACCTAAAGCACCAAGCACAAGCTTGTCACCGTACGCGTATGTAGCAGCAGCTAGACGCACTTGATAGACTTCACCGGGCAACGGTTCGTATGCAACAGCGGTATCATTGTCTGCATATGCTGTTGTAATGTCTTGATCGTAAAACTCACGAAAACCCAAGACATAAACCTTTTCACCCTGATCAGCGGCAACAGCAAGAGATAAATCCGTACCATCGTCTGTGACAAGAACACCGGGTAATAGAGCACCATTAACCAAGCGGTCACTGATGGTTTGCGGTTGCTTTGAAAGAGGACCGCGATAAACAACGTTACCAGTCATTTTATTTATCCTTCATTGCTGCGTTAAGATCCACACCTGCAAATTCGTCTTTATCAGAGTCACTAGCAGGTGAACCATTCAGGTTGAACGCTTTACCGGGCGCGGCTTTAGCAGCCAAGGCGCGTGCAGCGTTAAGCGTTAGTTCTTTAGCTTCAGCTTCATCAAGCACGTTCGCTTTAATGATAGTTGCAACTAAAGAATCCAATTCCGCCGTATCCTTGGCGTCTTGGTTCGCTTTGATTTCAGCAAGATTGTCAGTCAAAGGTTTAACCGCTGCACTTACCGCGTTGGTGATTGCATCACCGATGCCCGCAACACTTTCTTCGAGGGTGGAAACCTTCGTCGAAAGTGCGTCAAGCTGTTTATCGTCAGCCATATTCACTACTCCATTGTTATTGTCCAAGGTGCCACCATCGTTACCCGAAAGGATATCCATGATTGCGCTTTTAAGACGGTGGATCATTGGCGCTTTGTCCAATTTCTCAACCGCTCGGACTGCCATATCAGCAGCCCACTCAAGATCACTATTAGCATCTTCAATGAAACTATTAATGACCTCAATTTCGTTTCCCGCCGAATTTACAAACATACCCACACCCTGTTCAGGTGTTGCAGCACCGTCTTCATTCATCAGGATTGCGTCGTGATCAAACACGATGTCAGTTGCTACAAATTTTGCATCGCTACCATCTGGTGCGGTGTCAAGATTAGCAAGCAACCCTGTGCTGGTGTGAATTGGTTGACCGTTGTTGATCGCAAGCATCAAACCGCGTCCAGCTTCAGTACGGTTAGCAACTTCAACATCAATGACTTTATCAAGAAGCACACGCCCACCATCTTGGCGAACATTCTCATTCCAAGCACCAACCCAATTAGCATTGATGCCTTCAGGGTCACGCGCTGAAACAAACATCTTGTTAACCATCGGATGACCTAGCGGCGCTGGTGCGCGTTGCAAGCTATTAAATGATTTTGCAATTTCCTCAGCCGGATAAAGTATTTCATTCATAATAATACCATCAGGCATTGTCGCACTTGAAACTATAACGACCTTGCGACCGTTGCGCATTTCTTCACGCGGTTTACTGACTGCATTACTGCGAATGTTTATCCGTGCTTGTCTAGGCATTGGTGTCCTCAACTACAGTAAGCGGGGGCATATTAATTTCAGCCCGAATTTCATCAATTAGGAATGCTGGTTCACTATCACCTAGCGGGCTTTCTGATGATTTGTTTATTTCAGCCATACCTTTAGCGCGGTTCATTTTTTCAGACGGTGAAGAATCTAAAAGGCTTTCCCATTGGATTGTCCAATCGTGTTCTTTGATAATACTGTATTTTTCGAGTTTGTTCAACAACTCGCGAAGCATGGGGTGTATGACACGCTCACGGCGGGCCATACAGGTACGGTTAAAGTCTATCTGATCTTCAGTGCTGGCACGTTCGCCGGTTTGATTACCAATCAAAACCCGTACAGGTATCGAGACGGACGCAGCAAACATATTCGCAGCGATCATAAAAAATTCATTCGGTTGCGGTAAAGTTACACCAAGCGTTTCAGCTTTAATGCCCTGCAACATTAAAAGTTTGTCAAAACCTTTTTGATAGTCTTCAACGCGCTCACTCATTGCTTCTTTGATCATGTCCGGCGCTACACCAAGTGAAGCAGCCATAACAACGGGATCAAAAGTTTCATCGGCTGTTAAGATTGGTGCGGACTTTGCATTTTTCCAAAACCCTTCACCACCAGCACCAACAATTTTTTCAAGATCAATAAGACTGTTAACACCAGCTTGCAACTCGGACTGCGCGAAAACTGAACCATCAGCGGACCACAACAACAAGCGATCAGGATGCACTTTAAGTTGTCTGTTCTGTTGTCCGTTTGAAGACGTGCCAATATTATCAACTGAACTTTCGTTAAACTCAAACATCAGCGGCTTGCCGTAATTTTCCGCGTTTTGGTCTTGTTCCCAATTCGAAACTTTAAGTTGACCAGCCCACGCAGGAATGATTTCAACAAGACCATCAAGCCCACCTGGAACAGAATCAACAGGTTGATCAAATGACTTACTGTCAGCAAATCTCAAAATTGCGCCAGCGTATCCACCAATAAAGGCGCGCTTATCTGTTTCAATTAATGATTGCCAGCCGCGTATGTCATCTAAGCGTTGCCGAATGTCTGATTCTTCATCGCTTTCGGTAGGTTCTTTAGTTTCCCAAAGTTCGGGCAACATTTGCCAAGTACGAAGGCTCAAACGATCAGCAGCAGCAGCGGCTAAACCGTTACGCATGTACGTGTGGTGCAACAGTTCAAAAGTAACTGTTGTGGGCCAACCATAATCAGCCGCGTGATTGTGTTTGGTGTTCTCACCAAAGTATCCAGGGAACACATTTCCAAGGCGACGAACAGCAGCATTTAAAATTGTGTTCAACGTTTTACTACCACATACGAACCGAGGCGGACTTTGCCAATATTGGATAATACGCGATTACCACGGAATCCGCAAGATTTGGTGAACGTGTGCCTTTAGGCGTCTTATTTACTACCAGTTTCATCGCACCGCTCGATCTGGTTGCTGTGGCTTGGGATAGCTCTTTCTGTAATTGTCGCAACTTCGGTAAACCAGAAGGTAGACTAATGATTTCATCAGGTGAGAATTTCAAGCCTTCATTCACAGCCCTAAATGTACGTTCAAATCTTCGGCGCAATTCCCACCATGCTTGCGCCTTTAAATTTGAATACATATCTCTATTCAACGGTGTTTCTTTGTCGCCAGGGTCAACGTGATCATCAGGGTTTTGAACACTGGCACCAGCCGACCAAGGGGTAAAGGTTAAACCCTTCGTTAGCAGCCCTTCATTCTTGAGCCTGTTCGCTTCAGACTTCACACCGGCACCAACACCGATTGAATCATATTGTATTTCTACAGGTCCAACACCCTCACACATGACCACCGCGCGCCGTGCTGTTTGTCCTGTGTCACCTTCACCCCAATCATCAAGGTTGAGCATCACGGCACCTTTACGCAATGTCAGTGCGTTTTTATCACCACCTTCATCGGCAACATCTAAACCGGCAACGCACACACCTTCAGCTTCAAATCCAAGGTTGATATGTGCATCAATTGCAGCACTCACCCAATCGGCTGGAATTATAACACCATCAACAGCAGCGGAATAATTGCGGTCAACTTCTTGCGCGAAAATATGCGATAGACCATCAGCTTCAGCTTTTGCTTTTCGCGCATCATACCATACTTGATCTTTCATCGGATGATCGCGCCAATCCATGATGAAAATATTTGTTTTATCTTTTATGGCTGGACCATCCATCCATTCTTCACCGGCTTCACGCTTACGGTGAAAAACATTACCCAAACCGTTTACACTTGAAATATCAATTTGAACACGCGTGTTATCGGACAAAGAAGCTTCAATTTTTTCAGGTCTTTCGTAGTGCGCGCTTTCATCTTTAAAATAAATCAGTTTCCGACCACCGCGCCCGATATTGTCACCGGCTTCACCTGTGATGGTCGATCCTGTATCGGGATTTACAATACGCATGTAAGCCATGTGATCACGTTCACTGAATCCAACCGGCCAAAATTCGCGCGGCAATCGACGAATCAGAATACGCATCTTTTCAAAGATGGAATCAGGATCGCCAATTTTATCAACTAACTGTTCCTTGCGTGAACCCCAACCAACAGCCGCACCTGGATAAAATCGCCAGAGCCAAACACTAAAAGCACAACTAACCCACGTTGCGCCCATGTCCCGGCATTTTTCAATTAGTCCAGATTCTTCACCGGCCAAACATGCCTGAAGCATTTGGACTAATTCAGCTTGCCGCTGGAACAATACGAACGGCATATAGGACGGGGTATCCCGTCCAGCGTTGCGCGGGTCATATGTATCTAACCAGTGATTTATAAATTCAACTGGATGCGTCCGGTAAAATTCAAAAGCACCTTGCCACATATCCGGTATAGCCCGCATCAGGGTCAATTGGTTTTGACGCCAAGCCCACACAGTCATGTAATTTGGGGGCCATTGCTCGGTTTTTAGCGTGTGCGGTGGTGTGGGGGTAATATAATTCATTTAATTTAAAAAAGGCGGTTCAAACTTTAAACCGCATCAGGATCAACCAACATTGCAGCGTATGATTCAGCGGCTTGTTGTTTTGTCATTTCACTGGTGATGGATCGCACGTCCGCCGATACCCGCGCATCTAGTTCAATCTTGTCAGTCAACAGTTTGTGCATCTTACCAAGGTTGTTCATTGCGCCGGTTTTCGCCAGCTTAAACTTGAACCCGCCGTAGCGATCCACTTCAAATGATTCGATTGCTTCAACAGCTTCATCAGACCATTCATCCATTGGTAAAACTGTTTTTGTTTCCAGGTTGAAAAACTCTCTGATATCGACACGGGCGCGGCGCGTTTCGCGCTCTTGCCATTCGCGGGATTCCATAACAGCGCGTGACGCGCCTTCTTCTAGTATCTCAGCAACGCGGGTTTTTATGA